GGAAAGGTTGTGGGGAGTTTAGAATCCGTTTTGACCGACGTAGACAAAATGAGCGTTCTCCGAGACCATTGCGAGGACTGGGCCGAATTTGATTTTGATCCAGACTTGGCTAAAGCGGTGGACGGTTATTTGAACACGGTTGAACCCCAGAGCTCCTCTGGTTGGACTGCCAACGCGTACCCAGGGAACAAGGGAATTTGGAAACAGAAGAGTCCAGGTGGTTTGGGTAACAAGTGTGACTTGCTACTTTACTTGGTTCAGTGCCGTGTAGCACTACTCTTCGCCTGTTCCAGGTACATCCATTGGTTCACACCGATTGACATGATACGTCTTGGTCTGCGTGACCCTGTCGTACCATTTGTTAAGACGGAGGGACATAAAGAAGAGAAGATTAGAGATGAGCGCTACCGTTTGATATGGAACGTATCCATAGTAGACAACGTCATACACTTTTGGGCTTACAACAACTCCAACAAAGCAGACTTGGCACGGTACTTGGCGGGCGAACACCCCCCCCATTCCATGGGAATGGGACACCATGACCAGGGTATACAACACCTAGGAGAGGCGTTTGACCACTTGTTCAAGATCGACGGCACATTGGCTGCCAGTGATGCCAAAGCTTTTGATCTGTCGGTCGTGCGGGAGTTGATATACCTAGATGGAGAGAGACGTTACGCAAAAGCGCATGCACCTGACAAGGTTTTGTACGGCATTTTGACCCAGGTCATCTCTGCGACTATTTCCACGTCTGTGCTTTGCATAGATAAGGGACTATTGCAGCTTGAAGACTTTGGCGTCACTGAGAGTGGTTTGCAGGTTACAACCACCCAGAACACGTTCATGCGTGGTGCGGGGCTTCGCCTCGCAGGCGCTGTCGCTGTTATTTGCCAGTCAGACGACGCCGTGCATGTAGGACCAGTAGATTATGAATTGCTTTTGCGCATGGGAGTACAAACTAAGGGAGAGCCACCGATATTGAATGACACTTGCGAGATAGATTTCACTTCACACATGTACAAGAAAGGTGACAATGGGCAGTGGTCAGCCAGGTTTATGAATATAGACAAGATGCTAGCCCACGCATATTTTAGGACACCACCTGGTTTTGACCCCAAACCTGAGATGCTATCAGGTATGTTATTTGCTTTGAGGAACA